GTACGATTTCGACCGCACCACAGAGCATGGCCGTGCTCTTTGGCAGAGACACTGCTTAAACGAGGAAGAAGCTGAGTTTGGGTGCGTTCCCGACACCGTGTGGAACATTAGCATGAAATCAGAGATTTTGCCGCTTCGCAAAATTGTTAATCCGGCAACCCGATCGATTTGGGTTGGACCGGTAGAGGATCTTATTATGGTGAAGAAATACTGTGGCGACTTTGTTTCAGCGCAAATATTGAACCACGGAGTTGGTGCATCCCAAGTTGGTATGAACCCGTTTAGTTCAGACTGGGACCGCATGTGTAAGAAATTTGTCGAAGTCAACGCCAAAGGTATGGAAGGAGATTATTCTGGGTTCGAGACCGTTGCCAATAAAGCGGCAACCGATGACTTCGCAGAATATATGAACGCTTGGTACGCACACTTTGGCCAACCCACAGATACCTTTGCGCACGAATGCACTATCCGCCGCCGGATTTGCAATGGCCTGATAGATAACCAATTTCGTGCTGATCCTTTCTTTTACATGAACCCTGGAATGCTGAGCAGTGGCCACTTTCTCACGACCATGTTCAATTGTTGGCTGAACGAGAAGCTGACGAGGTATTCCTTCCACAAGAGCTTTGTGGACACCAAACAGATTGGTGACGTTTGGGACGAATACGACAAAGGACTTTCCATTGTCATCTACGGAGATGACATTGGGTGCACCATCAGTGACTACGTTTCCACGTTTTGGGGCCAGCAGTCCCATGCCGACAACATGGCGTTGGCCAATGTGGTTTTCACTCCAGGTTTGAAAACCGACAAATGCACAAACGAACGGAAAAACTTCTTGTCTATCGGGTTTATCGGTCACACCTCTGCCCACCATGTGTATGACTGGGCGCCCGATCGCGAGTACTGGTGTGTGCCCACAACGTTGAGCACCCTCAAACCAACTTGCTTTTACAAACCCGGAGAAAACCCCTTGCAGTCCCTGATGTTGTTGGTTAACGACGTGTTGCGACGGAATTTCCCGGGCGCCGGGCGCGAAAGGTTTGAGGAACTTCGTTCCCAGTACGCTGAGGCTGGTGCGCAAGCCAGCCCCCCCATAGACATGGTGCTCCACACCTGGGACGAACTAGTTGAGGACTATAAGAGCAAGGGAGCCTATACTGGTGGATATGAAAACAATGGTTG